TGGGGAACTCTTCGCCACGTCTACAGTCTTCCGTAAAGAGATCAGGGTGGATGACTTGGGACATGACCTTGGTGTCCACGACCCGTGCTGTTATCTCATAGCCTAGCTTTCGGAGGGCCGGTGCATCAAAGTTGATCGCGTTGTGACCACAGATGTTATGCGCGGCGTTCAACATGGCCACACCTTCATCTAGGTTGTTAGCGTTGGAACTAAACGAGTGCATCTTACGTGCATCCGGGTCGTAGATGGAGATACAGTGTAGATCTTTTAACCCAGCAAGGGTAGGCCAGAAGTCGATAGCGTTAGTCTCTATATCGAAATAGAGTATCTTATGTTTTTTCATTCTTAGTTGTTGTTAATGTTAGGTGCCGGTCTATTCCCGGCTGTCATAGTTAGTTTTACTTCGTCTAAAAGAAGAGGGAGTAGGATACCTAGCCATTAAAGTCTTCAAAAGTATATTCACTCATGCGTCCAGTGACAGGATTAAATGCAAGATTAGTTGCCACTCCGGTGTCACCTGAGAATCTATTCTTTAACACACGAACAGTTGTAACATGCTTATGCTCAGGGTCTTGCTGGTTTCGCTCCAAGCCGATCACCATGTCGGATAGCTGTGCAATCGCAGCGGAACCACGGAGGTGAGCAAGAGAAGTTTTGTTACCCTCTTCGTGACCTCGGCCTTCCGATGGACGCTTAAGGTGGGACACCAGGATCAAGGCAATGCCGCACTCCTCAACAAGCGACCGAAGCTTGGTCATTACGTTGTCGATTATTCTGCGTTCGTCTCCATCCTGTAACCCACTAATACACAGTGAGATATGATCTAACACAATATACTCGACATCCAAAGCCTTAGCCATGTGCATGATGTGGGATAACAAACGATCAGGGTCAAGACTACCCCAGTGATCATATAACCACATGCGACCAGACCCGACCGTGTTGATGTAGGCTTCGTCGAAGTTGGTGTCAGCGTAGTTAATCTCTGGATCAAGATGAAGAAGCTTACCCATCTCAAGACCTACGATGCCGAGTGCTGTGCGCTCAATGGATTCCTCCAAGGCTATGTATCCTACGCTGTGGTCAGTGGTAGTCAGGATGTGATGAGCAATGATGCGACACACCTGTGACTTGCCGATCCCAGAACCCGCACAGTAGGTAACGATCTCGCCTTTGCGAATACCATGTGTAAGGTTATTTAAGTCGGACCAAGGATACGGAATGCTTTCGGTGTTCTTTGGGTTTGTTAACCGGTCGTGGATGTCCTTGCCGGATATGATAGCGTCCGGTCTCCATGCGTTGGCTTGGAAGATAGCGTGTATAACATCCCGGCTCCGCTTGTTGATGAGGCATTCGTTCGCATCCTTGAGTGGTAACCGGGCGACCTTAGCTTTCCCGCTTGGTAGTATACCGACTACATCCTCTACTGCTTTCCGTCCCGGCTCGTCCTCATCAAACATCAGGATCACCTCGTCCCATTTATCAAGCCACTTAAGGTTCTGCTTGAATACCTTGGCAGCACTGGCTGCACCTGTAGGCAACGAGACCGTAGCGTATTTGTTATCTTGCATTTGGCTGACGCTCAAGGCATCGACCTCCCCCTCGGTCACAACAAGCTTCATTCCCCCCATCGGGTGTAGGTGTTGACCATAGAAGCGATCCGAGATGTCACCAAGGATCATAAATTGTTTGCCTTCGAAGCGTAGCTTCTGGCCTTGGAGCTTCCGGTCGTCGTCGTAGTAGTCAGCGATGTGACATGCGCGGCCGTTGTAGTCTCCGATGCGATACCGCATGTGTTTACACGTATCGAGTGTGATGTGACGCGCTGGAATGTCACTGTATCTTCCGGTCAGGAACTTGTCCGAGTCGGAGTGTAAAGGTTTTGTTATTTTCATAGTAGTGGGTGGAGGTGTTGGTGTAGCCTCGGCACGGTCATAGGTATTGCACGAATGGCAAAAGGTAGAACCGTCTTCGTTAACACACAACGCATCCGATGCACCGCACTTATCGCACGGCTGGTGAGTTGCTATATACATCTTGTCTTTTGTTATTTTACATTAGTCGAACCACGACCGAGGTATGGACTTCTCGCACCAAAGAAACCCGTGCTTGTCACACCAGTCTCCATAGGTTGTCTTGCTCCTTTTGTTTAAGGTGTTACTTGCTCTCATAAAGACGAAGCGAATATCCAGAGGGTTATCTGCGTACTGCCTTTGAATTAACAAATGCTTTGCCCGGTCTGACGACATGAAGCGACCTTTAGCCTCAAGGATAACACCATTATCAAGGACAAAGTCCGGGGTGTAGTGGTGGTTCTTAACATACTTGATCCGTTGGGACTCGTATGTAAAGCTGACTCCCGCACGTTTCATTGCAAGAGCCAGCCTTTGTTCAAATTTAGAACGGAATCGAGGCATCCTTACTGTCGTTTTCAAATGCGTCACCAAGATCTTCGGACACGAAGCCGCCTTCTTGAGCGTCAAACGAGAAGCCACCGGCTCCACCTTCATACTCCTTAAGCTCGATCACTTGGACTGCCTTGAGACGAAGTGTATAACCAACTCCCATCATGGGGCTGAACCAGGCCGATGGCTCTATTCCAAGGCGCAGCTTAGAGCCGCTTCCGATGTTGGGTGGGTTGTTCAATTTTTTTCCAGCCGAATCAAAAAGAGCGACTTGAAAGTGAATGAGTTTTCCTCCCACAGTTTTCTGGGCTACTTGCTTTGCGAAGACTTCATACTCGTTGTCGTCGTTCAGCTTTAACGGTAGCTTCGGACTCCGATCCAGCTTTTTCTTGCCGGACTCCTTTACCAATCGCTCGTATTCCTTTTCGAACCACGGATTAATGGTGGCCTCAAGTGTTTCGAATTCGTCTTTGGTAAGGATAAGCTTACAGCTATACACTCCGTTCTCGTCGAACTTTGTGTCCGGTGTCACCAGCTTAGGATACATCGCGGTGCCTATAGGCGTTGTCAGTTGTTTCATTATCTTTATAGTTTTGGTTTCTTTGTTTTTCTCAGTCTTCAACTGAAAAAGTATTTAGAGTCACGCAAGGTGTTAACATCAAACGTCCCGTAGTCAGGTAGGCTTGGTAGTTCCTCGTAAGATTCGTTTTGCCACGCTTCGGCTAGGTCTGCAAGAATATCTTTTGTGAACATCTCGCTGAAGCTGTCCCGGAGTGATGACGCAAGTGTCTCGCAGTTGTTACTGTGGGTGGCAAAGCTGTCGTGGATCATGGCGAAATCATACAAGCCACGCTTCCAACTTTCGTTAACAGTTAACACCAACCCAGCAGCATCAAGACTGTGGACCACGTTAGGTGCGACACCGTTGCTTTGCTTACGTGGGTCGAGGTCATCCGTAGCATCCTTGAAGCGCACCGATGTTAACGATCCGTTCAACCACGTGCTTACCTTTTGGCTGACTTGCTTGCGGTAGTCTTGGCTGACCCGGAACCCACTAGGTGTTGTCCACGTCAACGGTAGCTCCTGCCTTGTCATCAACCGGGAGACATCTTGGAACCAGTCCATGACTTGCTTAGGTTTGGTTAACAAAGTTTGGATGCTGTCCCACAGGGTGTCACCTAGATACTTAATGGCTGGATACATGTGGCTCCGACCAAACACACAGTCAATCCCACGCTCTCTTCGGGTGGTGTTATACCAGTCAGCGACGTAATCCCTGTTGGAGTAAGGAGTTAGGCCGTACGAAGTCGTCATGCACGGTCTCTTCGCCATTTTCCTATCGATCCCAAACTCAATCCAAAGCCGTGCGTAGTCGCGTCCATCCTTGGCATCTTGTTTTAATTTACCCAACGTGTGGTCCGAGACCAACCTATAGATGTCTTGGGGTGTTGCAGTTGGTGACACGTTGGTTGCAAAGCATCCCTCCTCGTCCCTACTTAACAATGACAGAAGCTGTAGGCCACTGTTGGTTGCATCCATAGCACAAGGCAGGAACGTCCTAAAATTTTTCGACCGTTTCGTGTGATACTCCGCCCACTCAAAGCACCAAGCCAACGCTTGCCAAGGTTCATCAGCATCGGCCCATTCTCGGTTGGACTTCGGGTCGTTAGCAATCCTTATCGCATCCCGTGTGAAACCATCGGCCCACTTTAGGCGGGTCTCAAAGTCACACTTGTCGTTACCGAAACAGTTAGCACCGTGTATGCCTAGCCATCTTAGGTCGTCGTCGGACTTGATGGGATTACCCCTGTGAAATTGTAACAATCCTCGACAGTGGTCCGGGCCTTGGTAGTTAAGGTAGCTTGGCACCTGATAGACTCGACCTCTAAAGTCACACGATGACGGCATGAACATACGCTCGTTGCGGAACTTCCGAGATAACATCAAGATCTTAGAGATAAGGATTCTTTGTGAACCCAACGAGGTGTTATAGGCTGCTCGTTCCCTCTTGTCGTCCCTCCAGTTACGTGTTTCCTCCACCGACATGTGATCACCGGGCCACTCAGGTAACTCTAGGTCGTTCCTAGGTGGTAACCCGATCTGTAAATCTTCATCCCACGCCCACTCAAGCATCTCAAGGACGCGATTGTTAATGGCATAGGGTGTCTCTTGGATGAGGTTAACCGCATTGTAAACCTGGGGCATGTCGGGTGCCATGCGTAACACGTTGCGATCAGAGCAGCGAATGAACGGAAGCACAGGGAGTCCTTGGTCTTTGTTGATACCGTAACCTCCACCGAAGACTTTCTGCCACGGCTCCGGGCTTTCCACCATCGGTAACCAGAACGGTAACAATAACTCCCGGTAGTTGTCGTAGTCGTTGATCCACTCTCTAGTAACATCAGAGATCTCAACCATACGCATCGGCTTGAAGTGTCGGCGTCGGCGTTGAGCC